GAGGGGAGATCTGCCTTATCGAACTCTGTCATGTTTGGCTCTCCAAAGTTTTGCGAAGCCAATCGCAATATTCTTATCTCGGGTTATTATGACTATTTTACCTAATTTGTCTACAACGACCCACTTGCGCCTGTACTCTAAAAGGAACACTCACCATTTGCCCTGCTTAGAACCAATGATATATATCACAACAAACAAAATTCCCGTGCCTGCGAAGCAAGCCAGCAGCCCAATGGTCCAGTTAATGCAACTGTCAACAAATTCTTGTTTCTTGTATACGGCTTCTCTTTGAGCCTTGCGCTGTTGCGCTTCAATTCTAACAATTTCTTTCCAAGCCGAGGGCCCATAGGTCCAAGAGATATGGGCTCTTAGCTCTTCACGCATCTCAGCCATTTTCTGTTTCTTAGTCCAGATGTCCAACGCCGAAGCCTGTGTGTCGGAAAACATCTTATACATCGGTGGCTTCTTGGCTTGCTCGTCAAGAAAGTCCATGTCGGAGACAGCCTTAGACCACTGGGAAAGTGTGCTTCCCATTGACGTAATGTCTTTTCCAACCGCAATCGCTTTCTTTAAACCTGAGAATGCTACACTTGCCGCAGAGAACGCTGTAATAGGATCAATCATTCGACGCTGCCTTTATGATTAGTATCAGCCCCTGCGGTTCATTCCTTGACGCTGCACCTCAATCCGCTCACGATTTACATCGTTGCGGTTTCCAGCAATGTCTTCCGAACTTTCAATACGAGCGGCATCTGTTACAGCACGTTGCTCCATCTTAGCAGCTTCTAACAATAACTCAGACTTGTCAGTGCTGGCCTTGCGGTCAGCGTCTTGCTTCTTGATCTGCAACTCTTGCATGCGGATCTGGACCAATGGGTCTGCCATCGCGTCCTGTCCTGGTGGAATAAGGTCGGCTAATGTTTCCTGCATAATCTCTAGCTGTTGGATAGCAACAAGCTTTTCCATCTCAGCAGGGTTCTGCATGTTCTGTTGTACTTCCGCGATCTGTTGTTGCGCCGCAGCCGGATCCACAGCACCCATCTGAATCTGTTGTTGTACCTTTGTAATCAAGTTTTCAATCTCTTGAGTTACTGTCAGACGTGCCTTCATACCAATATGCTCTAGTAGGTGAGCATAAAACGTTCCCATAACCTGTGGGGAAGTCGTAACCAACGGCGTCTTCATAAACATCACATGTATCTTAATGTGCGCGTCATGGTCTTGGTCAGGGAATGACTGTAGCAATTCACCCATCAACGCCCGAGCATTCTCTAATGCTGGGTCTAACGGTTGAGGTTGCGGAGGTGGTGGAAGGATCTCATCAATATTCTGCACTTCTAGCGCCATATACATACGGCGATACGCTGCATGCAGGTTGTGCATCTGTGGGTTGGACTGAGCCAACTGCAACTGTGTCTGTGCTAGAGTAACGCGTTGGGCCATCGAGAAGATGTTCGGGTCGCTCACAGGAATGATATCAACACGGCCGTCAAAGTCTGTCGCCATGATAGTACGTTCAGCGCCGGCCACGTCGTATGGATATTCCTGCGGTAAGTTATCGGCGAATGTCCGCGCTAGAATACGGAACTCTGTTTTCTGAGCATAATGCAACCGCTTATGGATTGCAGACATCACCTTCATGCCCCGCTCCAGCATAGCCATCGTAGTGCCTACCGGAGTTTCTTGGTTCATGTTGTTGGTCTGTTCATCAGCCAACGAAACGAAACGGCGCCCACCCTCGATCAACGCGCCCAGTAACTGGGCTAGTGTTGCTGAAGGTTCTTTGTATGGCAGAGGAATAATAGAATCCCGAATGTTGCCACCAGGAGCGTCAATGTCCCGCCATTCTCCAGGTTGTAAAGGCTCGTCATCATTACGAACCTTTACGCCCCGAGCCTTGAAACCCGCTGGGAGGTTAGCGAGTGTTCCGGCATCGATCAACTGGCGTAGGATACTGGTAGCTGCACGACCTAATCCACCAATCATGTGGATCAAACCAAAGCCATAAAAACCTAGCCCAGGCATAAACTTGTAGTGGACAAAGTACTGGCGCTTCTTAGCTAAGTCAGTGCCTTCATCGTAATTCCTACGGACAGAAAGAATGTCCCCAGATGCTTCATCTAAAGTAACGATGTACGGTAGCTGAATCCCTGTAGGCTCTCCGTCAGGTGACATGTCCTCGAAACCCTCAAGGTCCAAATCAACATGCATCTCCAACAAAGTGTACACTTCATCCGTATACGTCTTGGATATCCCTTGGATCTCGTCAACCTTCTGACGAACCTCATCCGCTTCGGCATCTCCAACCTTTAATTCTATATCGCGATAGAAACCTGCAACCTGCATCTTGCGAATCTGGTTGTAGTCCATGCGTAAAACATGCGTCACACGAGATGCTGTGTTCAAATCAGATGCTGAGTAAGGAACAACAAGATCCTGCGCCGGTATAAACTTAGATACCGAACGCTGCTTGGCCTCATCGAAGTAAACTTTTTTGAATGTCGAACCAGACAGCGGTAAATAAAACAACAGTTGATCCATATCCGGATCGTATTCGTCCATCACTTCCATGATCTGGTAGTTCATGTACGTCTTTACACGGTGCGCTTGCGCTTCTCGGTCTGCATCCTGCTTACCAAGCACCTGAGTCTGCACTGGCCCACCGGCTGGTAATAGCTCCTTGTAGGCTTGTGCTTGGAATTGGGTCACACTCTCCGCTATAAGTGGGTGCGTGACACCAGAGGCCCCTTGGAATGGCTCTGAGCGTTCTATCTGTCGGATGCCAAGCTGATCTAAACCTTTGGTGTAGGATTCTTCCCAGTCGGAACGTGAATCTTGGTCTTCTTCGTAGGATGATCTAAGCTCAGAGGACAGTTCCCCCATGTAGCCGTCATCCAAGAACTCTGCGAGGTTAGCCTCATGCTCCATAGGAGCTTGGGCCTCTGCCTCTTCTATCATGTCCTCAATAGACTGGACCGTGGCCGAACCGTCTGCATTCTGAATAACTTCAGCGCCCGAAGAGAAATCTTCCGGCATGTCCATGGCAACTTCTACCGCAGGTAGCATGTCATCTGGTCCGCCTTGCATGGCGCCGTTGTCTACAAGTGAGCCCATTGGGCTAGGTGGCAAGGCCATTAATAATACTCCCGTTTCCGCGGAACAAAGTCTTCTCCGCTATCCTCACCTTCAAGTGATATAAAACCACCTTGGCGAAAACGCATTAGTGCTAGTGTCATGCTATCACAATAGTCGTCATGATCTCCATTAGGAAATGACACCACTTCTTCTATAACCTCATCCGCGAACTTTTTGTCCGACGGAGCCCATACAACACCAGCTTCAAATAATGGCGCTACCATGTGCATTCGAGTCACCTTATCACGACCTTTGCCCGGTGAGAACCCTAATGCTGGTATTCCTCGCTGTCGTAACTCGTCAATCAACGGCTGTCCGCTGGCTTTGGCCTCAACAATCACCATGTCAGGGTCCCAATAGTCATGTTCTTCGTAGGCTTTTTCCTTTAACTCAGGGAAATTCCACCTACCTCGCTGTGCATCTAGCAAAACAACGTTGTCCGGTCCACCATCTACAGGTTTAAACACACCCCACGTCGTAATAGCTGAGTAATCCGCAGTTTCTTTCTTGGAAAACGCCGTGTCATACGCCTGTAGTATGTAATCAAGCCGCGGAATCTCCTCTTCTTCCCACAGTTTCCACCACTCGCGCTTAATAATGGACGAGCCCGACGATGTTGGCTCCTGTTGCCACTGCGCGGACCACTTACCTACAGGTAAAGAAGCTTTAATGCTTAATAGGGCGTCTTTTTCCCAGAACTCCGGCCATAATGGCTTTCCGCTGGGTAAAATTGCAGGAAACTCCACCACTTCCCACTGATCAGACATGATATCACTGCCCTGTTGGGCCAGTAATCTGCCTGTCAAGTCTTTTTTACCCCAACGAGTCATAACTATTATGATCGAACCGCCAGGTTGTAGACGCTGACGGGGTCCAGAGGTGTACCATTCGTATGCGTGGTCGAATGCAGTCTCGCTTAACGCATCTTGTTCCGAATGAGGGTCGTCAATAACGAGTAAATCCGCTCCACGTCCAGTGATAGCCGCGCCAACACCCGCAGCAAAGTACTCTGCGCCCTTGTCAGTGCCCCATTTACCCGCACCCTTATTGTCTTCCTTGAGGTTGGTCTCTGGAAATATCTCTTTATACGCTGGATCATCGATTAAATCCCTTACTTTTCTACCAAAACGCACCGCAAGCTCTGTGTTGTGCGTAGCTTGTATGATCTTTAGCTTTGGATTACGGCCCAAAAACCAAGCCGGCATCAGATAACTAGCAAACTCAGACTTAGAATGTCGAGGTGGCATGTTGATTATCAGGCGTTTACACTCTCCACGAGCAACCGCCTCAAGCTTTTTAGCTATAACACGGTGGTGAGCGCCCTCAATAAAGTTCTCATAGACGTGGTGAGCGAACGGCATGAAGTGATCGTATGCTCGTTCTTGAAGATCTAGGCGATTCTTAGCCTCTGTCAGCGCCAAAATCTCTTTCAGCGCCTCCTCGGGTAGTGCCTGTAAATTCATGCTCTACGCCTTGATCCATACTCTGGGTTCTTGTTCGTTTGATAGTAAGCCCCACCCGTTGGGCGAACCTTCTCAGGCAAGGAATCTATCTGTTGACATACAAACTGGCCCTTAATCATTACCTTCTGGTATCCGTCTGGGCACTCAAAGTCATCTTCTAGCGGAACTAACTCGTCGCCATCGTCATCATCACTGTCACTGTCAATGTCAATTGGATCAAGATCGATTGTTGCTCCACCATCGTCGTCTCCGACATCTTCATCGACTTCAACTGTGATGCCGTCGTCGTCATCATCGTCACCATACGAGGAAGGGACCAGTTGAGTTTGAGGCACGACCTCTGTTGACTTGGTATTAATGGTGGTAGTTCCTGAAGCCACAGGTGTTCGGACAGAAGTTCCAGTCTGGTCAGTAATAAGAGTTGGCTTGTTAGGGGCCATGTTGATTGTCTCGGACGTGTTGGCCGGAACTTCTACTTCTACGGCAGCGTCAGTGTCGAGAGGGGTATCCACCTCTGTTCTAGTTGCTGTGCCCTCGATTGTATCAAACTCTGGATCAACTGGAGCCGTTGCAGCACCTACATCGGTGTCCGTTATAATCTCCCCGACGAGTCCGCCCACGTCAGAACTGGTAGTGTCCAGCGCAGCAATTCCTGTGTTCGCTGTGCCTACAGGCACTAACGAAGTACTCGGCCCAGTGGCTTTAGATGCATCAAGTCCCATTGCATTCTCAGCGATGTTCGCAATTTCTTGCATTGACAGGTTAGTTGTTCCGGCCAAAGCCAAAGCCGTTCCAGCAGACAGGGCGCCCGTTTCAGCAACCTCTTTCCCAATTGTGTCAATGATCGATTGTTCTTGTGAGACGGCTTCTGTAGAAGTATCCGTGATCGCTGGGGCTGAAACTGTAGATCCCGCCGCGAGGTTTGGATTAAACGTTCCGCCAAGGCCCAGCGCACTTAAACCAGTAGGCATCTGTGTATTAACCGGAGCATCCGTAGCTGGAGCCGCTAGTTTAGGAACATCAACCACAACGTCAGTCCCAGGTATTGTAATCTGATCTAGGTTCGTAGTCACGTTTGGTTGCGCCACACCAGAGATATCAAACGCGGGAAGGGCGTCTGTGGTCGGTGCAGCCAGAAGTTGCGGAGCCGTCTGTGTTCCTGATATAACGTTTGCCGCA